TCAAAGCAAGAAGAAATTAAATTCGCAGAGGTTGACAAAGAGCATCTACTGAAAAACCCTGTACCTTACCTGTTTTAACGTAGTTGTTCCAAACCTCGTCACTATCAACTTTCATAGTTGCAATCCAACTGCCTTTTGGATAACTAAATCCAAAATTTGCGGACTTATCAATTTCAGAATCCTCTACAATCCAGCTTTCAACAAATGTAACTCCATCGATTTTGTTTTCTTTTTCGTGTTCAATGGTTGAATTTTGCTGGTAACCTAATTTAAAAAAGTTGTGGCTAAGTTCTTTTATTGTTTCTTCATTGAAAACTATATTAAATTCCTCACCACCTTGATTTCTATAAACTGGTTTGTTAGGTTCTAAAACTAAACCCATCAAAATACGTTGCTCTTTGTCAACCTCTGCGAATTTAATTTCTTCTTGCTTTGATAGCGCAATAAACAATCCCTCCATTGCTGGATTTTCCACCAACGAAATAGCATAAACACCACCGTTGACTTTTGGATTAAACTTTGCTAAGTATGTTTTCATATCTGTATAATAAAATAATAGTTATTTTGTCACAAACTTGCATCTTTTACAATGTTTCGTTCTAACTGTTGAGCATTTGTTACTGCTCCACTTGTTACGTATGCTTGTATCGGTTGTCGTTGGTTTGCTAAACTTGATGCGATTTGATTTGAACCCGTGCCTTGCACTAAATTAAAACTAGGCGCGCTTGGTGCTGATGCTCCACCGCCACCAATAGCACCGCCACCGCTTGCGCTTTGACTTTCTGAATTTATATCTTTAATTGCTTTTACCGCTCCTGCTACTGATGCGCCAATTCCTAAACCTGCACTAACTAAATTTAATCCAACAAATGGTTGCCCTGCGGTTAACGGTGATAATGCAACGGCTTTTGCATTTGCCTCTGCGGTGTTGGAAATGATTTTAGAAACTGCTGATACTTGACCGCGTATTACGTCAGCAATCGCAACCGCTTTTGCAAGTGCGCTTCCTTTTTTTGCCAATGCTGAAAGTAAACTAAAAGTATTATTTGTAATGTCTACTTTTGACTTTTCGGTAATTTCATAAAAGAGTTTGCGTTTTTCGGCTTCTTCATTCTCAATCTTTGTTTGCTCCTCTGCAATTTGCTGGAGTGCTTTCTGTACTCTATCAGCTTCTTCAATTTTTAATTGATTTTGCTCAAACTCAGCATTATTAGTTGCTATTTGTAAATCAATTTGACCTTGTCTAACGCTTTCTTCAAATTCTTTGCGTTTCTTTTCTGCTTCCTCACGCGCTTTTTGTTGCGCTTCTAATTCTTTTTGACGCGCATCTTCTAACGCTTGTCTGCGTTGTTCAATAACCGATAACTCACCCTCTAAATCTTTAATTCTATCCGCATCTACTGATGCGAAATATTCTTTTTGATTAGCGGTTAATTGGTCATTGATAGATTTTATATTTTCTGCCGATAATTTTCTATCGTTTAATTGCTCTGTTAATCTATTTCTTTCGGCTAAATAGTTTTTATAACGCTCATCTCTACCATCTTTTTCAATCTTTCGTAATTCACTTTCGCTTTTACCTGCTATTTTTGCTCTTAAAATACGCTCGTTAGTTACGTCTTGTAAGTCTTTTATGTTTTGTTTGTATAACTCGCTCGTTCTTTTTAAAGCCTCGTTTAACGCTTCTTGCTGGCGTTTTTGTTCTTCTGTGGCTTCTGCTGATTCAGCCATCTTAGATATAAAAATACCTAATAAAACAATGATTGCTCCAATACCTGTAGTTATTAAAGCAATGCGCAAAGCCTTTAAAGCTCCTGTTGTAGTTCCAACTGCTAATGTGTAAATCTTTTGTGCAGTAGTGGCGATAGTTGTACCCTCAGTAAATAACACCGATGCCTCAACCGCGTCTTTTACAGTCATTGCATAACCACCTGTTAAGTCGTTAAGTATGCCCATCGCTCCACCATTCTCTAAAATAGCGTTGCCACTATCACGCATACCCGTTGTGACTTCTCCTGTAGTAGCTTTTACTTTTTTAAGGTTGGAGTTTAGCTTTTCAACTTGTTGATTAGCTTTGTCAGCACCTTTTAAATTAGTGGTTATATTTACAACTTTCTCGATTGCCATTTTCTTATTATTTTTCTTTTAAAGCCTTTCCAATTAGTAACTAATTCTCTTTCGCCTTTTGCGATTTCGGTATATTTTCCAACTCCGTAAAACTCGTTCTTGTGAAGTAAATCTATTATTTGTGCTATCATAATTTAAGGTTCTTTTTGTAATACATAAACATCTACTTTTCGTGTTGGAGTAACTGAATCGTAAACCGTTATCGTGTCTGCTCTTGGGTCTGTTGTTGTGTTTTCGTCAAACTCAAAATAAACATTATCACCTACACTTGTAACAGTTAGCCATGCAGGAACACCGCTAAAAGTTTTATTGCTCATGTTGTTAATATAAACAGATTGCGTTTGCGCTTTGTAATCAGCTATTATTTGTAAGCGACTACTTGTAATTGAATCGATATTATTATTAAATGAATTGATTAAAGTAAGCGATGTTTCACCATTCAATAAATTAGCGGTGTAATTATCAATTCTATAATAATTAGTTCTAATTTTTAAAACATCATTCAATTGCAACTTAGTTAATATTCTAAGCGGTATTTGTTTTGCGTTAAATTTAAACGTACGACGTTTAATATTGAAAATAGAATTAATGTACTCCTGATAATAATTAGTATATAAATTATTGCTGATTATTTGACCATCCCATTCATTAAACTCCTCGCTAAAAATTAACGCAAATTGTGGTGTATCAAAACCTTGTGTATGACTTGGTATATTTAGCGTTTCAATTTCAACTTTTGTATTTGTATCATCAATAAACGCTACTGTTTTAGTTCCTAAACTTTGATTGATGTTATAAAACAAATGCGCTTTTGGATTGACAGGTGAAATTTCTTTATCAAACATTCCACCATACATTACATTGGTTAAAGCATTGTCGTTTAAGTCGGTTAATCTTTCGTATACAATCTGTTCAAACGGTAACTCAATTGTAAACTCGTCGCCATCTAATATTTGACCATCTGCATCCTCTAAAATTGTCTCTTCGTCACCATAAGCAACACCTGTATTTAGCTTAAATTGACTGTTTAGTATTGTTGTAGGCTCTGAAAAGTTAAATTTAATCGTGTTTAGAATATTTCCGCGTTCTACATCGTAGCTTGAAAAGTCAATATAGCGCGTAATATCGTACAATTTACCCTGCGCATAGTAATCATTTAAGGTATTTACATAAATATTATCGTTTTGGTCAGCAATAACAACTAATTTAAACATGGAAAACAAGCCTTTAATAAAGTCAATTACCTTTATTTTAGGTGTATTTTGAGTAGTTATAAATGTTGCGGTAATTGTTTGTGTTGTGTTACTGCCTATTTTTGATGTAGTTATAAATTTATTTATATATAAATCTGAATCGTAAGACATTGAGGCACTACTTACGATATGAAATGTATAACTAAACGGAGTGTCAGCACCATTAACTAACGGAATATATACTGATGCGCTTAAAAAGACACCTGCAACTTGATATTCCAATACAGGAACACCGTTATTTTTAACCACAACTTTATAAGGAGCGTTTAAATCACTTGGCGTGACAAATATTCTATAAAAATATCTATCAGTAGGGTTTGCTGACTGTATAGAATCCCAAACAAACGTAGTAAAATTATAACCATAGTCATCAATATCACCTGTACTATATTCGATTAACTGCTCTGTTTCCGTACCTGACAAAACAGAATCGGAATTTAGCCACATATAAATTTCTGAAAACTCAGTACGCCCGAAAAAGTCAGTACTAAAAGTAATCCCGTACTTGGTCTGAATGGCGTTAATAATATTATTAATCTTAATACTTGGTTTTAAATCAAACCAATTAACACCTACATTAGTGCCACCACCCCATGCAATGTTTGCTAATGTTTCAGTATTAACGTTATCTGCTGAATCGTCATTATAGTATAGTTGCTTTTTAGAGAACAGATTATAAATAATATCACCACCAAACAATGAACCGATTAAACCATCTTTAACGTTGTTAGAATTAAACTCATGGTTAAACACCGACAAATCTAAACTACTTAACAAATCATCTTTTAATTTGTCTTTTAACGAGACTAAATTACCCGTGAAATTAATTGTATAGCTTGATGGTTTGTTTTGCTTAACATTTACTTTCTGTAGTTTCAATTTGCCAAACTTAAAAGGAATACCACCTAATTCAATTCTACCATTAACTTTTACACGTGCATCAAATGTATTGTCTATTGTTGCATCGTAGTAGTGTTTGAATATTCTGTTATTTGTTTTAGTGGCTGGTACTGTAAAACTCTTTGAGTAATCAGTTGAGTTTTTTGTAATATCATCAATGTTAGTAATAGAAGAATTAACCTCAATAGGTTCGTCATTGAATAAATCCAATTTACTATTCTCTATGTAAACATTAGTTATCATATATTGTTTATTTCATTGTATGCGTAATCGAACTCTAACTCGTAGTTAATTAATCTATCCTCTGCACGTGTTTTGTACTGCAACGAACTACTTGAAACATTTAAGGGAATATAAGCACCGTTTAATAAATGCCAAACGTTTTCACTAAGTAGTAATTGTTTAAAGGTTTCATTCATTGCTTCTTTTACAAATCCCGAATTGATTTTAAACTTTTCTTTTCCTTGAACATTGAATTTAACAAACTGGTGGTTTCCATCAATTGGTTGACCTCTGTCGCTTTCGAACTCCTCTTTAGTGATTGATAGTTCTTGTTTCTTTGCTTTAAACATTGTTACTATTTGTAACGCGCCCTCTTTATTTTTAAAAGCAATATCGTAAGGCGTATATCTACATTCATCAGTAATTAATAAAGTAGTTGTAACGCCATTAAAAACAATTTCAATATACTCGTCAGTAGTTGCTTCTGAAACATCGACACAAAGGTTTTGAACAACCTTGCTTGAAATTGATGTTGTCGGTTCTGTAATTAAATAATCTATTTGATTATCAGGGTAAGAAATTATTGTTATCATACTACACCTATATCTATTGAGTTGGAAAAATAATCTGTACCTGCTTCGGTTACTTTTAGCCTTACATAAGTGTTATCGCCTAACGGAAATGTTATAATAACATTTTCTAAAGGACTAACATTTGGTAGTGTTTCTTGGTCTGTAAAAGTAACATCATCTGCGCTTATTTGCACAACTACATCTGTAGGCGACAAATCTGTAATACCATAAATTATATCAATATCGGAGCTTGTTGATGTTCCTGAGTTTGTGGTGTAACTTAATATCTCAACAAATAAAACAGGCTCTTCAATTAAGATAGGTAACACAAATTTACCTGTACGACTTACTTTAAATTCCGTGCCTTGTAAAAGAATGTTGTTTGTTGGTAGCTGAGTATTTTTACCTTGCAATCCATAACCATACCCTTGCGTCATTAATAATGTTTGTACATAATTCGGCACATAATCTGTCGGCTCTGTAGTCGTGTAAAGTATTTGTGTTTTAACCCATCGTTGGTTTAACCCATCTACTAACTCAGTTGTCGTACTAACATTAGGTACAAAATCAATATAATCATTCACTAATAGTGCTATATTAATTTCTGTGCTTTCACTTGAACCCGTTGGATTTTCAATTGTCATTTCATAAATTGGGTCAGCTGGTGGATCATTCTTCAATCCATCCCAAACAAATATTTGTAATGTGAAAGAAGTACACACCTCTAAACTCAATGGAGCAACCAAAGGCACTTCCAAATAATATGGCGATAATGATTTAATCATTTAAACGTATCTTTTAAAAATTTATCTACTTCTAATCCGTAACTTTCTAATAATTCATCAGGTAATTTCTTAAATGCTAATTCAAAAGGTCTGTTAAAAAAATCTGTTGGTCTTATTCCTTTATTCCAAACGCTATTCCTGATTAAAAAAGCCGTTTGGTCGTAACTTAAAAACTTTCCGTTGCCTCTATTTTTGAACTGTATTCTTTTGCGCTTAACCCATCCATCAATACCGTTAGTTAAACCGCCTTTCATACCTGTTCCTGTGCCAAACTTAAACGGACTGTTGGGTGCTTTTGCGCTACTGCTTACGCCTTTAACACCTAAGTCAACAAACTTTCCATAATCAACCATTTTAAACGATAAATGGAAACTATTTTTTGATGCTTGTAAATCATAACCAATTGATTTATATAATTCATTTGTATCTTTTTTACCTTTCTTTGTTAGGTTGGTCCGGGATTGTTGAACTATATACTTTCCAAAATCGTCTAAATATGATTTAACTTCATTCACAAAGGCTTATTGTTGTGTTAGGTACTTCTACTTGAAATGTCATTATCCAGCCATCTAATAAATTGGCTCGTGTAAATTCTTGCGGGTCGAGTGTTGGGTTTTCTGATGCGGTTATATTTGCCTTTTCAAAATCTGTGTACATTTTTAACCACATACGATTTAGGATTGCTAAGGTTTCATTCATATTGTCAACCTCGTTATCCTGTCCCCAAAACTTATCAGTGCTTATTTCTGTATTAATGTCACGAATTCCAAACGCACCAATTTGAACACCGAATAATACAACCGAACCATTAGTAAAACCCGCATCAGTAATATTAATATGAACCAAATTAAAGATGTTTTGCTTCTCTAAATCTAACTTTTCAAAGTCACCTTTAGAAACAGTATTAACTAACGGGTCTGCTTCTGCTAATGCTTTGATGTAGTAAAGTAGTTGGGTGTATTGGTTCATTTATAACTGTATTTGATTATCATTTTTAGGTTTCATTAATTCAATCTTTAAATCGGTTTCATCTGCTTTGTAGCATAGATTAATCAATATTTCATGTACATTCATTTTTAATATTGTTTCGTATTTCCAAATCCTACCCTTTGCTAATTTGTCAATGGTAGCATACCATCCCCACTTTGCAAAGAATCGTTCTGCGCTTGCTCCCTCGCTTGTTCCTTTTCTGTTAAGTTCAGGGTATAAGTCGTTAATTCTGTTGACAAATTCAGAAAAAAAAACAACGCCCCGTTAACCACGTTCATCGGTGTTAGTTTCATCGCCTCTGCCCAATCGCTTGTGCCTTTATAATCTTGAATAGTATAGTTGCCAAACTTATCTTTTTTGTCAATCGGTCGAAACAATATCGCCATTAGATTGTTTAAAGTTTCAACCTCAGTACCATACTTACATAGATCAAAATATTCACCAGCGGTTATTTTATCTAAGTTAGGAACAAAACCAAATTCAATATCAGCCATTTTAAAAGTCTGTACAAAGTCGGCGGGTGTATTAATTGCTAATTCTATTTGCTCTAATATTTCTTTTCGATCAGTTTGTGGTATTGTTTCGTTTGGTTTTAATCCTGTAAAGATTTGAATTTTACGTTGTTCAAATTGAAATGCATCTAAATCATTTCGTTTCAATAACTCAACGTACTTTTGATATTGATACAATGTAATGTCTTTGCTATTCTCAGGTAAAACTATCTTCATATAAGTATAATTAAAAAAAGGTGATTTTGTCACTAACGGATGTCGGGTTTGTTTCCTCTGCCTAATCCAAGTGTTTCCATTTCGTGGTATCTTAAAGCGTCCATTGAGTGATTGTATTTTTCAATAGGTTTGTTTAATGCTTCATTTGTTTTTTTATCTTTTGCCCAAGTATATTTTTGTAATTCATCGATCAAATTCTTTGAAGTAGAAGTAACTAAATAGCTTTGCCCTTGCACAATCTGTATTCCGTAATCAATACTATCATTCCCTTTTGTAACTCCTTGCGCGTTAAGTTTTAAATCTTTTAACTCATCAATTGATTTAGGTTCCGCACTATCGCAATAAACAGGTAATCTTGTTTTAATCTTTTCAGCTATTTTCTTATTGCTTAAACCACGCTCAAAACAAATTTCATTTAGTATTCGTTGGTCGTTGTATTTATAAACCTCTATTATTGCTGTTGGGTCATTTGTATAACCAAAATCTAATCCGTAACCTAACAACCTTGCGCCATCAGGTATTAAGTCTATTTCTGACCAATTAGAATAAACAACACCATCAAGCGCGCCAATCATTCCTAAACCATAAACTTTCCACTTGTTTGCCCAATACTTGCTTTTAATATTTTCCTCTTTAAAAAGAAATTCAAAAGGTAAATTTGGGTTATGGAATCCTTTTTGTTTATAGTCTAAAATACTTCTCTTTTCGCTTTCTGATAAGTATTCATTGTCCTCAAAAGTTAATGTAATGAAATTGTTTTCGTTAATGTAGTCGTCGCCCCAAAATAAGCTATCGGGGTTGTAGTCAATAATTGTTAAGCCAGCACGTGAAATAAATTGTACTGCCGTATCAATATCCATTTTATCCGCTTCATTGATATAAAGAATATCACGTCTAAAACCTTTACCAACGTCAGCAACATCAGCCCCTAAAAAATCTATGTAGCTGTCGTTTTCGTATTCGTGTTTGCTTTCAGCTTTATTGAAGTCTGTTGTAGTTTTGAATACTCCCCAATCTTTACAAATCTTTTTGTAGTCTCTTACCACAGTTCGCTTCATCTTTGACAACTCAGAAGATAAAACACTAACTTCTTTTTCAGAAGATAGTAAAGATTGTATAATTAATTGAAGTATTGATATTGTTTTAGACGCTCCCTGACCTCCTCTAATAACAAAAACGTCCTCTTTTGGATTGGACGTTATTAAATCTAAAATCTTAAAGTAAGCTTTAGTATATTTATATTTATTATCTGTTGCCAATATCAGGTAATTTTGGGATATTTAAACCTCCTTTTATTTCAGTTTCTTTTTTATCAACTAATCCGTTTAATCGTTGTGTTATTGATGGGTTAAAGATACCAACCATACCGCCTTCAATCTGGTCTTGTCTAATCGCTCTCTTTATGCGTGAACAGATAGGTGCATAATCTGAGTATCTTTCATCTTTGTTTTTAAAGTAATCGCCTAAATCTTCAATAATATCATTGTCAGCACACCAATTTTCAAACCCCTCAATTGTTAACGGTCTTTCTTTTGGTTTATAAACTTCGTCTGCATCTTTACCTACCCAATCCTTAACTAAAATTGGGTCTTGTTTTATTTCATTTTTATAGCTGGTAAAATGCTCCCACATTTTCTCAGGTGTTTCTATGTATTTAGTTTTTGCCATTATTCAAGCGTTTGATAATATACAATCAATGTTGCTATTATAATTAAATAAACTATAACCTCGCATAAATCAGTATTAAATAATATAAAATTTTTTATTCTTTTCATCACTCACAATCACAATCAACCTTTGCATAGTTGTAGTTAATATTACTTACTTGGTACATATATCCATACTCATTATTTACACAGTCAAAATCAATTGGTTCTGAAAACTGTTCTACAAATTCACCACCCACTCCACCAACTGTTGGAACAAATAAAAAATAAGTTATTCTACAATTACTTTGTGCTTGCTCTTCGGGTTCACAACTTGAACCAAAAGAGAATAAAATAATAAATAGTAATAGTAGTTTAGTTTTCATAACTCTCAAATACTTTATCCAACTTATCAATCATTCCGATTATTGTTTTGGCATTACATCCAGCGCACTCAGGTTTCCATACTTGACGATTAAATACTGATGCGTATAACTCACAAATATAAGTTACTTGTTGTGCGCTCATTTTAAGTGTTCGTGTTTTAACAAACTCTTTATAAGTTCTGTATTCTTGTTCTGTTAAACATCGTGCTTTAAATCGGTAGGGAAGTAGTTCGTTTATTTTAGCTTCTCTTTCTGCGCATCCGCAATCTTTACCATCGATAAATATTTCAACTAATGCTTTTACTCCTGTTTTTTCTAAAACGTTTGCAATTGTTGTGCCAACTCCCCCACTTTCAATAATGACTGTGTTTTGTTGTTTGATTTTACTTTTTCTTCGCATAACTTTTTTCTTGATTTCTGTATTATTCGATTTGTAAACTCTCGATTTATATTAAATTCCTTTTGTATTTGTCTTAATGATTTATCATAACTCATTTCAATTAGTTCTTTTTCATACCACTTTAAGCTTTTGATTAGCTCACTTTCTGCGTCGTCTGTTTCAAATGCTTGCGTACTACTAAAGTCAAAATAATCTATCGGAACTAATAATTTTTCTTTTTTTAAATCTTGCAAAAATATATTTCGCATTGTGATTATTACATAGAAATCGTTTATTTCTTTTTTGCAATCGTATAATTTCAAATACATTTCTTGAACCATATCGTCAGCTTTGAATTTATCTTTGCAAATTCTATAAGCAACTATTCGCCAAAACTTGTCTTTTTTACATAATTGTTCAATCATGTAAACAAATTTACAAATTAATTCAATACAAACAAGTATTTTTTAGATTATTTAAAAACTCCACCAATTCAATAGATTGGTTTTCGAGTAGGTTTTCGGATAAGTTCCAAAGCTCAACAATTTTCACTATAACTGCTTTATAAGCAACAAGCATTAATTTTCTAACATAACGCAACACATCTGTTAGGGCGATTGGTTTGCCTATGATTGTGATTTGTTTAGCAAAGAAACTTGTGTTGATAAATCCCGATGTAGTGTAGTTTTCTTTGTCTACGGTTTCTATTATAAACCTATTTCTACCGCTTCCGTTATTTTCTGTAAATCCTCCTATGACACGCCATTGCTCTGTGTTGCGAATAAAAACACACCCAACACCCAACTCTTTCAAATCGGGTAAAGCTGTGTAGATTTTTTCTGTTAGTTGTTGTAGTGGGGTCATAATTACTCAATAAAACTATAATCGTTAGTATAAATCAATGACGGGTAATCGCTTAATTCTTGACGAATTGATACATAAAATGGTTTTTTAGAAGTGTTATTATCTTCATGAATAGCAATCTTCTTTTCATCCCATTCTGATTCTGGGATTTCTCTTGAAGAAACAATTTCTTCGTCTCCTAAATTTTCATCAAAAAGTTCTTTTGCCTGGTCAAAGTCTTTTCCTGAAAACGCATAGTAAAATTCTGCTGTTGTAAATTCAAATACTTTCATCTTTATTTCTCTTTTAAAGTTTCTATTTTTATATATTAAAAAGCAAAGCACCTCACGTTTTTTATGTGGTGGCTACTCCCACGCTTTGCTATTTTTTTAAACTTGTTATTTCAATAAATTCATCGGGTTGTAGATTTTCAGTTTGTTTTGTACTTGTATTCATTGTGTTTAATTTAAAATTGGTCTTATTTTTTCGGCAACAAGACAAAGCCACAAAACGTTAGGCGAGATTTTAAAAGACGTTTACGTTTTCAAAACTTCTAATCGAAATGGTTTAAAGGTATTTTTACTTTGTGGTTTTGGTTTACAAATATCTCCACTTTCTGCATATTTAATAG